GTACGGTTCATCATGACTGGAAAATAATATAATTATTTATTACATAATGACTTGCTATAAGTTCCGAATAGAGTGATATATACACTACAAGGTAGATACACCTTAGGAGGAACACAGATGAACGACAAGACCACAAGACAGATTGAAGCCATCAAGAACGATTACAACTTCGGGACAGAAGTCGAGATGAACGGCATCACAAGAAGAAAGGCCGCACAGATTGCAGCAGAGTTCTTCGGAACCGGAAAGTACGAGAACACAGCCTACCGCAACGGCTACATGACCTGGAGCGCATACGACTCACAGAACAGGGAATGGAAGTTCTCAAGGGATGTGAGCATCAAGGGACCTGATGATGAGAAGTGCGAACTGGTCACACCGATTCTGAGCTACGAGGACATAACAATCCTTCAGGAGCTTCTCAGAACCCTCAGAAAGAGTGGGGCGGTTTCAAACCCATCAGTCGGAGCAGGGGTCCACATCCACGTTTCCCGCAAGGACGGCTTCTCGGTCTCGGACATCAGGAACCTTGTTAACATCATGGCAGCACACGAGAGCCAGATTGGAAGGGCAATCAGAATCGACAGCCAGAGGACATCAAGGTACTGCAGAACAGTCGACCCGAAGTTCCTGAGACTGGTCAACACACGCAGGCCAAAGACCATGCAGGCTCTTGAGAACCTCTGGTACGAAGGCAACGATGCCAACTACGGAAGAACGCAGCACTACAACGACAGCAGATACCACATGCTTAACCTGCACAGCTTCTTCCACGGTCATGGAACAGTTGAATTCAGACTTTTCCAGTTCGCAAACCCCCACGATGGAAAGAAGGGTGGCATACACGCAGGTGAGATGAAGGCATACATCCAGCTCTGCCTTGCAATGTGCGAACTTGCCCACGAGATAAGATTCGCAAGCGCAAAGCCTCAGCAGACGGAGAATGAGAAGTACGCATTCAGATGCTGGATGCTTCGCCTTGGATTCATCGGTGAGGAATTCGATACAGCAAGACAGCTGCTCCTGAAGAACATGGATGGTAACTGCGCATGGAGAACGGCATGCTGAGGGAGGAAGCCGTGAAACAGTATACTGTACTGGTCACAGAGACCAGCCAGAAGAGAATCAAAGTCAATGCTCTCTCCGAGAAGGATGCACGGACAAGAGCCGATGACGCATGGAGGAACGCCGAGTTCCTGCTTAAACCTGAGGACTTTCAGGGCGTTGAGTTCCATGTTCTCGGAGAGATTGGTGACAGTGAAGGCACAGCCGATGTGGCGGTGTCGAAGGAGTAGTAAATGGGAAAGAGACTGTACATGGCATATGGCTCGAACCTTTCAGTGGAACAGATGCGTTTCCGCTGTCCGGATGCAAGAGTCATAGGCAAAGCCTACCTCAAGGACTGGAAGCTGGTTTTCAGATTCCACGCAGATATTGAACCTTGCAAGGGCTGCAGAGTCCCAGTTCTGATTTGGGAGATTTCGTCCCAGGATGAGAAAAGACTGGACCGTTATGAAGGCTATCCTCTCTACTACATCAAGAAGGACTTGAACGCTGTCATGCAGGACACCGGAAAGAGTGTAAAGGCTATGGTATTTGTGATGGCAACAATGAAGAAGCAAGAGCCTCCCGCCTCCCATTACTACCATGTCATAGAAGGCGGTTACAAGGCCTTCGGATTTGACATCAATGTACTTGAAAAGGCTGCATCTGAAGCTTTTAAATAAATGTAAATTATTATTACATAATGACTTGATAAGTGTTCCAAATAGAGTGATATATACACTACAAGGTTGATACACCTTAGGAGGAACAAAGATGCTGGATACAAGAAACAAGTACTTCTGGAGCCTTTCCGAGAACGGAGAGAAAAGTGGAACCTACAAGGCCCTTTGGGCTTTCAGAAACAGTGTGATAAGAGGAACAGACGAGTTCGAGTTGAGCGATTTCCTCTGGAAGCACGAGGTCAGGGACTTCGTTGAGTCCCTCAGGAAGGCAGGAATCAGAACGTTCGTGGTTACTGACCACAGCACAGGCCTGATGGAGATGCTCCACAAGCTGCAGGATAACGGATGCAGAATGGACGGTCTTTGCACCATAACAAGGAAAGAGACAGCCTACGAAGACGAAGAGGTCGTCAACGGCATAAGGTTCAGCCTGGTATGAGAGGTGCAAAGATGGCAGTACAGAAGGACATAAAAGTAGATTTCGAGGTCAGATTCAACCCGAAGAATGGGAAGATAAACAAGAGTGACATGAAGAAGATGTCCATGTACTTTCTCAAGGAGGGCCTTCTTAAAAAGGATCATGACTACTTCGTCACTGACATCACAGGCAGGATGACCTACTGGGGAGTGAGTGGCAAGAGTATGCTCAACCCATACTACAACTGGTGTGTATCGTGCGAATTCTCTGAAGAGGAAACGGAAACCGGAAACGACAGATACAACGCCCTTTATTTCGACAGGAGCAAGGGTGGAATCGGAGAGAACGAGTACGAATCATACACGGTTTAAACATTTGAAGATATGTAACTTATTATTACATAATGACTTGATATTAGTTCCGATAAGAGTGATATATACACTACAAGGTTGATACACCTTAGGAGGAACAGAGATGACAAGATTCGATAGAGACTTCAACGAGATCAAGGTAGACAGCAGCAACGCACTTCCAATCATGAAGGAGCGCAAGGCTGAGATTCAGAGACTTGAGAAGAGGCTCAGGGAGACAAGGAACGGATTCATCGCACAGTGCACCATGCAGGACCTTGAGAAGAGAAGAAGCGAATACAGAATCCTGGACGAGATGATTTGAAAACAACAGAACAGAATACACCAAGAGGACTCGCAGAGATGCGGGTCCTTTTCACATATAGGAAACAACATGGGAAAATACAAAGTCACACAGTTCATGGCCGAGACTTCCCATTATGACAAGAAGAAAGCCGACTATGCGGTGGCCTTCATACAGTGTCTGAAACACACAAAGGGGATTTGGGCAGGGAAGCCATTTGTACTCCTGCCGTGGCAGGAACAGATAGTAAGAGACGTTTTTGGAGTAGTCAAACAGAATGGCTACCGTCAGTTCAATACAGCATATGTGGAGATTCCAAAGAAGAACGGGAAGAGTGAACTTGCAGCTGCAGTGGCGCTTCTTCTCTGTTGTGGAGACCACGAGGAAAGGGCTGAGGTCTACGGATGTGCAGCAGACAGACAGCAGGCTTCAATTGTCTTCGAGGTCGCTGCAGACATGGTCAGGATGTGTCCTGCTCTGCAGAAAAGGGTCAAGATCCTCACTTCTCAGAAGAGGATCATTTATCTTCCGACAAACAGTTTCTATCAGGTTCTAAGTGCCGAGGCCTACTCGAAGCATGGATTCAATATCCATGGCGTCGTATTTGACGAGCTTCATACCCAACCGAACAGGCAGCTATTTGATGTAATGACCAAGGGTTCCGGCGATGCCAGGATGCAGCCGTTGTACTTTCTGATAACAACTGCGGGAACAGATACCCACAGCATCTGCTATGAAACACATCAGAAGGCCCAGGATATCCTATGTGGCAGAAAGTTCGACAAGACTTTCTATCCGGTCATCTATGGTGCTGACGAGAACGAGGACTGGACTGACAGGAATACATGGCTAAAGGCCAATCCCTCACTTGGGGAGACGATAGGAATGGAGAAGGTAGTGGCGGCATGTGAGAGCGCAAAGCAGAATCCTGCAGAGGAGAACACCTTCAGGCAGCTAAGGCTCAATCAATGGGTGAAACAGGCCGTACGATGGATGCCTATGGACAAGTGGAATGCATGCAGCTTTCCCGTGGATCCCAAAGCCCTCGAAGGTCGAATCTGCTATGGTGGTCTGGACCTTTCTTCTACAACTGATATCACAGCCTTTGTGCTTGTGTTTCCTCCTGCAGATGATGAGGACAAGTATCAGATACTCCCGTTCTTCTGGATTCCAGAGGACAACCTGGGACTGAGGGTCAGGCGTGACCACGTTCCATACGATATCTGGTACAAGCAGGGGTACTTGGAGACAACTGAAGGCAACGTGGTCCACTATGGTTTCATTGAGAAGTTCATAGAGGACCTGGGAACCAGGTACAACATAAAGGAGATTGCCTTCGATAGATGGGGAGCTGTACAGATGGTGCAGAACCTGGAAGGCATGGGCTTCACAGTAGTCCCATTTGGTCAGGGCTTCAAGGACATGAGCCCTCCGACCAAAGAGCTGATGAAGCTCACACTTGAAAAGAAGCTGTCCCATGGAGGCAATCCAGTCCTCTCATGGATGATGGATAATGTAACGATAAGAACGGATCCTGCTGGCAACATAAAGGCCGACAAGGAGAAATCGACCGAAAAGATTGATGGTGCAATTGCTACCATCATGGCTTTGGATAGGGCCATCAGATGCGGAAACGATAATAGTGCCTCTGTCTATGATAGCAGAGGTCTTCTCATGCTATAATGCTTTGGTGGAGGATAAATAGTGAGAAAATATAATCCAATATTTGAAGCACCTGACATGAGAAAATACATTAAGATATTTCTTGATGGCAGAGAAGATC